CCTAATATTTGTTCATTTATTACCTTTGTAAGTTCGTCTGGGAAACTCGCCTCGGTTAGCGCGTTTAAAACTATAATTCCACTTGTAGGTATCTGATATGGTGTATAGTTTCCTTGTGGTAATACGACTACACCAGACTTACCGGTACCATCTTCCTCTATGTATAGTTGGTTTGTTACCGACTCGTCATTAAAAGCGTACATGACATTCGGGATATTCGCAGAAACTAGTGAAATGGATAATACATTTCTCCACTTCAAAGGTAAATCAAACGTTGCGTGCGAAGCTTCAGATATAAAATAATCATTTCGTCCGGCAGTGTTAAAAACATATACAGAATTATTCACAACATAGTCGTATCCATTTATACTTTCAGTTGGATTAGAAGCCGTTTCTAGTGCTGGATGCGTATCTAATGGATTTATTATGTGCCCGACACGGCGATCTTTATTCATATTTACAAATTTATCTAGGTTCTGTTTTATCGCGTTATTCGTTTCAGACTCCTTTTTAAAAAGTGACAAAACATCCCTAGCTTCGCTTATAAACTTAATAATGTCATTTTTATACGTTGTTTTATAACTTGTATTAGGCGATAGTATCTCTTTTGTCAATTCCTCTACCTTTCCAACTAAATCATTTAATGTATAGGATTGTTCCAATTTGAAAAATTTCATTAAATCGTTTGGTGTATAATTGTGTATATCTAAATCAACACTGTCCATTATAATTATATTTGTTAAAATATTTATATTCATTCGCACTAAAAAAATAATAATATATTTAACGAAATGTTTTTTCTTCTACTATTGTATAATGCAAGGAGGTAGAAAACTTAGTAGCTGGAATTTGCTAGTAAAGAAGGTGTACAAGGAAGGTAAGGCCAAAAACCCTAACTATAAACCCAAGCAAGCATTTATTGATGCGAGTAAGCGTAAATCCGAAATGGGATCGATGAAAAATAAAACCAGAAAAAGTATGGCTATGGCGGGTGGAAAGAGCCGTAGACGAAGTATGGCCATGGCAGGTGGAAAGAGTCGTGGACGAAGTATGGCAATGGCCGGTGGAAAGAGCCGCAGACGTAAGTAAAGAACAAAATAATATAATATTCGTGTAATTATTGTATTATTTCCCTAAAAGATCAAATAACGCATGCATTTTATTTAACGGTAATTTTTTAACAAATGTCCAATTCGTTTCAACCGCAAATAGGCCATCATAATATTCTGCGAGTTGTTTTAAGCTTTGACGCCTTGAAGGATCAGGATGTGTATTTTTAAACAGGGTGGCCGATATTTTGGTTATAAACCCTGTTTGTAGAGAGAAAATACGAGAAAGACTGTTAAAAATATGTAAATATAACACACTCAGACTATAAACATCCCATTTATCACTATTTTCTATAATATCCAAAATAATATCATTTGTAGGCTTATTTACATACTTCATTAAAGACTTCACACACGACTCTTTGTACAAAGATACATCCTCTTCCGAGAAAAAAGTCAAAAAACTCGCATTTTTGATAAAAACCTCGCAAACGGTTTGAATAAAAGAGTAAGAAATGGTAGAAATATCATTCTGAATCAAATAGAATAGTATATGAACCTCAAGTGGCTTATGAGTAAAGTCTTTCGTTCTCTTTATAATATTCGTAATATAACTCGTATCCATCTTAGAACCAATCAAACTCGTCTGAAAATTTCGAATTACAGGCTTCTCTCCGCAATCAACGTCAAACCCGATATTATTGGGGGATAAATTAAAAAAACATATATTATTATCGTTTAACTGAATCAAACTCGTCAAAAGATAGGAAAACGACTCAATAACATTTAAAATAAATAATTTTGGAGTAGCAATATTGAATAAAAAGTCATTAAATGCTAGCACATTGGCGTTTTTATACTTGAAAATCAAATATCTAACATCACCTGTTAAATTACATTTATCTACAAAATGTTCGTTTAACTGACTGATATCTACAAAATCATAGTCTTCGAGAACCAAGAAGCGGTTCGAATAATACCGTATCTTTTTAATTATATTGCTTATATTACACTCGTTTTTCGAATAAAAGCAGTAATTTATCAGTCGCGTATTGTATTTATTGGCATTTTCAGATTGAATATCACCATTTTCAGAAGAAAAAAAGTGTTTATTTATATTTGAAATTTCAATATTTATATTCATTTATTTAATCTATCATTATCCTTTTATTATTTTTACTTACTAACAATTAAGAAGTGTCTATTTTTGTAGGTCTTTTTAATTTTATTCTTAATTTCGTCGGAATCCTTCATACCATTCTTACATAACGACCTTATCTCATCGTTAAGAATATCCTTATTATTTTTACAAAAGTCGTCAAACCCATCTGATGGTTTAGAATCACGGCTAATTATATTTTTAATATGTGTATCAATTGCGTCCAATAGCTCCTTCTGGACTGCTACATAATTTCGGCGCTCTGCGGGTGCCTTTTTTTCAGTGCTCTTTTTTCTCAAATAATAACGCGCACTTTTAAACATTTTATCTCGTATGTCGCCAATATAACCGACATTTGTTAGCCGGCGGATTTCCGTCTCTACAAGATATTCATTATTTTCAAGCCAAATTGTCCACGCCTCCTTGAAGTCCTTTCTATGGTCGTATTGATGTATCTTTGAAAATTTGAATAACTCCGCCGTAAGCTCTTCTGTAAATTTGTATCTATATATCGCATTTATAGTAGCCGGGTTAGAATTCTCTTCGGCAGTAAATTTACTGTGGAATTCGCGAATGTTTCCGTCGGAAATGGAACAAGAATCACGGCCAAGATCATTTGTTCTACTAGTATCAGGCCACTTATTAACGCCGTCGCAGATAACAAGGCCGTCATAAATAGTGGAAGTTGTTCCATTAAATAAATCTGCATTTAACATTTCAAGTTTAACAATAGGTAATCTGTGTAAGGTAAATGTTACAATATTACACACGAGCATTTCATTTTTTTTTAATACTAATGTCCTATAGAGGCGCATCGACCGATTTAAATGCGATATATTTGATATATATTTTTTTTATTTCGTGAATATATTGAAATTCGCGCTTAAGTCTATGCATAAATATTTTTTGATACTTTTTGTTAACCCATTCGCCATTGATATATATCGTTTTTAGGCGCGTATGTTTCTCTATTTTTCTCTCTATTATTTTTTCTTCTTGTTGCCGATATAACGAATAGTCTTGATTGTCGTCTTCAAAAACGTCTTCAAAAATGCGATCTATATATTTTTGCTCACGAGATAAATCAGTTGTTAATTTAGTGAACCTTCCTGTCTCTGACATATACTCTATAGTTGTATAACTGTCAATATAATAATCACACGGCATATTCAAGATGGGTTTTATATAAATTGTTCTTATAATTATTACAGAAAAAAGTATTTCATTTTTTTATAATATGCGAAAAAAATTTATAGTTTACTGCTACTCTCATTATGGTAACAATTACGGGGAAAATTTAATACATTTAATTTGCGGGTCTTTAGATGGCTCTAAGTCGTATTTTTCTTCCACCAGCTCTGCTTCGGTATTTACATATTTACAATCGATGCTGCTATTTTGCTCGATAGTAAGCGCAGGGTCTACGACTAAAAACGGAACATATACTTCTTCATTATTTGCCTTTGAGTCGTGATATAATGTAAGCGATTCATAGAAATCCTTCACCTTCTTATTAATGCGGATTTTTTGCGCATCGAATGAAGTCAAATACAACCCATCAAGGCTTTTAACTCTCGATAAAGCAACGTAAGTTTGACCGCATTCAAATATACCACTTCCAACATCAATTTCGGCAGCATCCATGGTTGCACCTTGGGATTTATGAATCGTTAATGCCCACGCCAGAATAAGAGGCACCTGTGAAACTCCTATGCCCGGAATTTTATCACTTGCCCAAACATTACGCACCATTACGCGGTCAATACCGTTATTGAATTTCACGCGAGGACATCCGGTAACTTCACAAAACGCCGTTACGACTCCCTGGCTCCCATTACATACTTCTATACCCGTTTCTGATTGAATATTCACAATACACATAACCTGAGAGCCCACCTTGAGTTTCATTTCTTTATCACAAATCAGATTACCTGACAAGAATTCTAGTTCGATTTGAATGTCCTTCTCGTTGAAGTCGTATCGTTTTAATCTGTCCGCTTTTGTCATTTCCAAATCTTTCGCATACTTAATTTTAAACTCCCTTTCTTCGCCAACAAGTGCCGTCATTTTGGTATTGTTAATATGTTCTACCTTGGCGCGCGTAGGATACAGTTTAGTCGGCTCAGTAACCAAATTTGGGTCTTGCTTACGACCTACATATTGAAGGAGCAAATCGTTCGCCTTGCGCTTAATTTTACCTTCGCGAATTTGATTTAAAATGGTCGCATAAATCTCGTCTGTCTGGCGGAAAATTTTTATTAGCTGTATTTGGCTGTCGCGGTGAAATGCGGAATTCCATTCATCACTTTCAAAACAAAATCGCTGAGTGTCGGGATCTTCCTTATCACCAACAGGCGGCAATTGAAAGAAGTCTCCTGAAAATATTAGCTGGATTCCACCAAACGGCGCCAAATTACCTCTTACCGCCTTACCAATTTCATTTAATATATTAAATAACTTCAACGATAACATACTTACCTCATCTACAACTAAAATATCGGTCCCTCTCCAGGCGGATTTGGCGAACTTGTTTTTTTTAATCTTTGTAACTAACTGCTCCATAGTGCCATTTCCTAGACCAATCCCTGACCACGAGTGTAATGTTTTTGCCTTTGAATTCAATAAAACCGCAGCACATCCTGTAAGAGCTGTAACCTGAATATTTTTAAACTTGGATGTTGCGTGCTTATTAATTAACCGAATTAACGCTGATTTTCCTGCTCCACCGGGACCCGTAATAAATATATTATGACCTTGAATATATTTATCAAATGCTATTTGCTGTTCTTTTGAAAGTTCCATACTGTAATTTGTTACGATATGTTTAATATGGTTATTTAAATCAATTTTATAATTTAACCACAAATTAAAAGTTAAATATATCAAATAAATTTACTATATATAATATATGAACTTTGATTTGAATATCGATAATTATACTAGAGAGGAACTAATTCAGATGTTCGAGTTGCCTTCAAATTTTGATAGAAATATCGTCGAAATGAAAGAAGCACAAATGAAGGATAGTATTTCTAACAATAAAGAGATACAAAAGGAGACTCAAACAAAAACAATAAATTTTCTCATTAAAGCAAAGAATATCATCTTAAATGAAACACACAAACCAAATGAAGCATTCCAAACAACCATAAAAAATTTGTATCACACAAATTATGAATTACAACCATCTAAATTAGAAAGCACTCAGGAACATATGCTTCAAGTTAGACCCGAGGTGCATTATTTGTCTTCGAAGCCAGGCGAGTTTTTCCCGGGTGTAATCAATCCTATCAAAAAAACCCTTCTCAAACAAAATTTAAATATAGACACGAGGTTTAGAGACAATTATTTTACCAGCCCAGCAACAAATTTTAACTTCGTTTTACCTATAAATTTTAATAATGTTCTGCAAATGCAGTTATCCGCTATTGAGTTACCAACTTCCTATTATGCGGTATCTAAACAATACGGTAACAATTTTTTTACAATTACAGTTGATACCGCTGCGTCAATCGTTATAAATATCCCAGACGGTAATTACGAGCCAGATACTATTATAAAAATCATAAATAAGCAACTTGAAAATGCGGGCGCTCCATATAATAAGGTAAATTTTTTAGCAAATTTAACTAACGGAGTAAATGGCGGGGTAACCGGCAGCGGACAAACATTGGTCGGGTTTACAGATGCGCCAAGTAACCATACCCGTCTCGAACTAAATTTTCAAGCAGATAGAAATGGTATCGCAGATAAAAATACACCACTACCGTTAAAGTTTGGCTGGATGTTAGGTTTCAGGAATGGTATTTATGTAAATAGTCTAAATTATGTATCTGAAGGCGTGATTGATGTTTACGGCCCGAAATATGTATTTTTGGTTGTGGATGACTATAATAACAGTGTCAACAATGGGTTTTTTAGTGCGTTCAACTCTTCCGCCTTGAACAAGAATATACTTGCGCGGATATCACTACAAAAAAATAAATTTAATATATTAGACTACAATAATTTAAATGTTTTTTCAACGCCTCGCGAATATTTTGGTCCGGTCAATATACAAAATTTTACCGTACAATTACTAGACGAATATGGTAGAATCGTCGATTTGAACAATATGGATTTCAGTTTCAGTTTGATTTTCAGTACCGTATATGATATATAAAGCCTTCGACGCTTACATTTCTCCGGTAAGTCTATATTTTGACCAAGAGTCGGGCTTTATTTTGGTCCCACCGTCATATTTTACCGCATATCTCTCCTTCAATAGTAGGCCGTTCAAATGAACGTCGCCAATATAAACATCCGCCAATATGCGGCCATATTTTTCACTCTCAATATTTTCTAATCTAACATACTTGTTCAATGCTAAGTTAGACACAAAGTCGCGAGCCAACTTGGCGGCGTCCTTTTCTTCCTCTTCCACGCCTTTTCCTTTGATTTCCGGAGTATCGATTCCATTTAATCGCACGGACAGACGATACATTGGAGACTCATTATAAGGTAATTTAGAAGCAATAGTTATTGTATCCGCATCATAAACCTTGATGACTCGCCCTCCTTTTATTGGAAACGTAAATTCAACAGTATTTTCCCATTTTATGTCAAGACCGTCCTCCATATAGTTTTGAGATATAATATTTTCATTACTACAGCAATTTCGTCGAAATATAGATAAGGGATTGAAAATCGGCATACACTCCATCGTCTGATTATGTTACAAACCTTTTGCTGGGGACTATTAAGTCATTTTTATTTTAATAAAATATCATTATACTGTATTATGGCACACTCATTTAAAACTAGTATGGGGGGGAAAACATTTAAAGTATTTGCGGAATCATCAACTTCTGGCGTATATACATATAATAAAAAGGCTCGTGCTAGCTATTGTAATAAAAATAAATGTCCTATAAATGTAAAGGTTGGTAGTCAAAGTAACCTTATATTGTATAATAACGCATTTTTATTAAACGCAAGTAAAAGTAGATGTATACGGACGCTTGGATATGATAACACAGAATTATATATCAATTTAATTTCAAAATTAGATCTATCAGGAAATTTACCAATTATAACGGATTTATCTGGTCAGGCTCATCCGGTTTCAATCGATGCTTCGAATAATCCGTTGCCACCTTATCTTACCTATGATGTTGACCCATCAGGTGTTTTATTTGGAGATACTATTTGTGGTATTAATAATTATGTTAGATTTATGGTTTACGATGTTAGCTCTAATGTACACCATGTAGAAGCAACTGAAAGATCTGCGATACCAGTCACGCCGGAACCTGTTGCTCCAACACCCGTAATCCCAACGCCCGTAACTCCAATTGAGCCAGTAATCCCAACACCCGTATTAGGAGAGACAACCTTCACTCTTTTTGGCGGAAAAACACAAAGTATCGATATACCGGGACCTCTTACTAAAGAATCATATCAAGCCAACAACATCTCTCCCGAGAATATCGTTTCAATATCACTAGGGACTAATGTCAATAGTGTCGAGAGGTCAGCATTCATTGGTACAACAATGTTATCATCAATAACAGTAGATCCGGGCAATTCCTATTTATCTTCTGATAATGGAGTATTATTTAATAAACTTAAAAATATATTAATTTATTATCCTGTGAAAAATAGTCGACCTTCATATACTATACCACCTGGCGTTACCAGTATAGGAGATTATGCGTTTACATGTGCGCAAAATTTGATAACAGTGGATATTCCAAATTCTGTTACAAGTATTGGAACCGCCGCGTTCGCAGGTGCAGAAGTCCTAACATCATTATTAATACCAGCAAACGTCGAAACTCTTAGTGATTATATAGTAGCTAATTCGCCTATGTTTAATACAATAACATTCGCTTCTAATTCTATTCTTAAAAATATAGGCACCAGCGTATTCCAAAATTTAACACAGTTGAAATCCTTTAAATTGCCTGCTTCCGTCAAATTTATAAACCCCCAAGCGTTTACTAGTTCTGGACTAACAAGTGTTATTTTTGAAACTTCAAGTCAGCTTGGGTATACCGTTGGACCTAATAAACAATCATTTTTTGGCGCAGAAGTAACTATATTAGCCGGATATCCAATGCCCCCCATCACATCCATATTATACCCACCATCTGGTATTTATCCCGTGAATTTATGATAATCGCGACATAATATAATATTTACTATAATATATTATGAGTTTTACAGGTCCAGGCTGGTATTTATTATCTACGACAACACAACAAACAATAACTGAGGCAAAGACTGTTTGGGGCATTTCAACTTCTACTGTATATAAATACATATACGAATTAAAAAATGCGCCTATTCTAGCAGAATCACCATCTATCTCATTAAAGGCCACCGATTGGAAAGGGACCGATATTAGCGCGAACCCTACTTATACTTTAATGCCAATGAAGGCATATTGGGTTAATATTCAAACTCTAATTGTGGATCTGAATTTGAGCGGAACCGGAACCGAAACGTTGGTCAAATCTACCGTTGCTGCTAAATTATCATCTACATCTACGTCTCCTCAGTCAAACGCGATTATTAAGGGTTACACAGGCATTGGCACGGCTGCTTTCTCAGGTGTGACTAATTTGTCAACAGTAACAATTGCCGCAAATACCCAACTTACAAGTTCAAGTATAGTATCAAATGCGTTTAGTAATTCTGGACTAAAAACTGTTATTTTTGAAAGTACAACTGATCTTCAGAATCTGGGTTTTAACATTATAAATACCTCACAAAATTTTTTTGGCATAAATTGTCTTGTATTACCAACAAAGGCGGCAGTTCAGACTGGTTTAACAGCGGCAATCATTGCATCTTCATTAGCACAAGAGCAGATTTTACCACTAACCGCCAAAGTTACACAAGCAGAAATAGCTCATAACACTGCACAAAAGGCTTATGACGAAGCATCTACAAATTTACAGAACGCGCAGACAAATTTAAGTAATACTACGCCTCAGTGGATTGTCTCTCCCAACCAAATTATTCCAAACGGGATTCCAAATGAGGCGTACACTACTGCGTATAGCAATGTAGTAAATGCGACGGAGGCATTAGCTATTGCGAACGGACAATTAATTAGTGCGGGCGGACAATTAACTTATGCGCAAACACAATCAAACAATGCTCAAGCACAAGTAGGTATTGCGCAGGCGCTAGTAACAAAACTTACCGCCGCACAAAGTTTCGCGGTTTAGACTTAAAATAGAAACAACATCGCATATGTAATAACAGCCGTGATAATTGTAGTCGATCCCACTCGTACAATATAAGCAGCAAACTTGTCTATTTTTGAAATAGCGTCCTTATCGTAGAAACTATATATATCATCGTCGTATACATCATCATCGTATTTATCGTCGTAAAGGTAATCCGCTACAAAATGCGGTTCCTCGTATATTGGTTCAAGGTAATATTTGTCGCCTGGTAAAACAGGCTTCAAACTTTCTAAATCAATATAAAAACCCCACCCATTATCGAAATTATTTGATACATTGTAAACTGATAGATTCATTTTAATTGTTATATTATACTATTAATTTCTTTTTAATAGCATAATTCATTTTTTTTAAATAGTATAATTCGTTTTTTTAATTGTTTATCGTTTTGCGCCCATCTTTATAAGAAGTTTTTTGGCCTTTCTAGAAATATTGGCGTGTTTGTATTGACGAGCTCTAATATATGCGGCATAAACGCCCTTACTGCTTATTTTACATGTATTTTTCTTACAAATTGGAAATGTTTTTCCTGGACCCAAGAAGCATTTTTTACCGCAATGTTTTAACATGTTTGTTCTCTGATGATATCCCGGTTTTTGGAGTTTCCACCCCCTGGTTGCAGAACCGCGGCCATTTCTACGTGTTTTAGACATATAAATTACACGTATATATTATTATTTAATTATCGATTAAAAATATATGGAAGTTCTCAATGAAAATAAAATCAAAGCCAAAGAAAAAGATAAGGAT